ATTTATCCAATGTAATTAACTGCGTATATAAAAGAAAAAAGGGGTACTAAAAAGTACCCCTTGTAAGATTAGGAACTTTGTTATATTAAGCGCCGCCGCCAGTAACGAGAGTGTTAACTGTACGACCAACTGCTGTACCAATTCCAGTACCTTGTGGTGATTGGATAGCATTGTCATAACGTATGCTTAATGTAACACTGACTGGATCTGTTGAATTTGAGTATGCTAACTGATTATAGTTTGCACTTTCAACATAACAGCCGTATAATTCAAAAGTTTCAAGCACATTTGGTGTGTTAGCACCGTTACCACCATCTAGGATTTCAATACGTGTTGTGAATTTGTAATCCTGACCTGATGCTGCACTTGACTGTTCATAGAAGTCAAATTGTTTCTGTAATTGCTCACCTACTAGTTTTTGTACGTTGTTGTTTACATCTTCACGTAGGTTTAAAGTAATTGCTTCCCAAGTATGTTTACCTGCTAGATAAACTCTTGAGTTATAAATGTCGATTGTCATTTGTTCAAAACTTACGTTTGGACGAGCTACATCTATAACTTGTTTTGTTAGTTCAGTTGTCGGAGTCGATGTTCCGAAATTTTCTAGTGATACCCTAAAACGATACTGTAATTTAGGCATCAACAGGCCTTGGTTGCTTGCAGAATCTCCGCTAGCCAAAGGCACTGTAATTTTTGATAGTGTTGATATTGCCATTTAATTTGCTCCTAATCTATAAGTATTTATCAATCTTACAGTCCTGCTATTTCTCCAGTATTTTTAAGTCTTAGTGGAATGTATATAAACTCAACAGCCTTAACAGGTTCAATAGCAATGTCTAAGTGTAGTTCATTTCTATCAATTCTGCTAGGTGTATTGTTTGATTCATCACACACTACTAGATAATCATACAATGCTCTCTGTCCAACTAGTTCTAGTAATAAACTTTCTGCAGCTTGTTTAATTTCATCTCTTGTAATCTTATCGTTTGGTTCAAACAAATAAGGCTTAGCAAGTGTGTTTAATTGGCTACGTAGGTAGATAACAAGTCTTGCAACATTGATTCTGTCTAAAGAACTTGCAGCAAGTTGTCTTGTCTTCTGACCAAAAGCAACTAGTCCTGCACCTGTAATAAATGTTATTGGGTTAACTGCATTTGCGTACAGTGTATCTCTTTGCCCTTCGTTTAGTGCAATACTTACAAATTCGCCTTCATTGCTTATATAACCTGTAGAACTTGCATTAGTAATACCACCACGTCTTGTACCTGCTGGTGCAAACCATGGGAACGATACTTGATCACTTAGTGCAATGGTTCTCATCATCATATGACTTGGTGGAACAACAACATTGTTACCAAAATTATCACTTGTAAATCCACTTGGATAGTAAACACCAATGTATGGATCAGTTGTTACCAATCCGTCATCGTTGTCTTCTACAGCTAGTGCTTGGTTTGTTGCCCAGTTATTTAATGCTGTTGCATTCGGTAACAAACGGAATGGTGAATCACCAAGTACAAATGCTGTTAAACCTCTGTCATAGTTTAGTGATTTCATTTCACCTATAAGTTCTGGATAACCAGGACATGCCATTAGGTTAAACAATCTTGCTTCATCATCTCTAATATCTTCATTAGAGTTAACTAGTGCTTGTAGTCCTTGTACAACAACTTTACGTTGTGCTTTGCGTCCAAATGTGCCAGAACCATCTACTTGGTTAGCACTTTCAGTTACCCAACGATCTGCGAAGTAACTTGCCATAGTTTGTCCATTACCTGCACCGTAACGAGCATTGTTGCCTGCTGTATTAATGTAATTTCTCACATATTTCTTAACATTAAATCCGCTTCTACGCAAATTCCAAAGCAACATACCTTTTGGATATAGTGCTGGATCTGGTGAATCAGGATCAACATAATCGCTTTCCATTAATGCTGTTATATCTCCAGCTAAGTTGCTATTAGCACCTGCTGTGTTATAACGTACATCTGCAAATAGTATACCGTCTTCAGTAGTTTGATCGCCAGTATCAACTAGTACCCAGTTGTCTTCTGCATTTGCATTTCCTAAATCTGGGTTATATCTGTAAATTTTTGGATAGTTTTCAATATCACTTGTGTCTATCCAGATATCTCCAGTTTTTAGAGTAGTTCCGTCACTTTGAAGTGTTGGAACTGTTGCTGAAACAATAGGTCCGTTTGGATCTGGTTGATCTGCTGCTACACCGCTTGCATAGTACGGACTTGCTGTTGAACTTTGACCGCTTGACCCGTTATACAATAATCCAACAAATTCACTACCATTGTGTACTAGGATATCTACTTCGTCAACAATTGAATTGTACCAAAGTCTACCGTCTGCTGTTTTTGCAGTAACTTCAGTATCACTTGCTGTGAAGAATCCTGTACCAGTATCAGTTGTTGGTGTCCAATGAGTTGCTTGTAACTGTTTTGGACTTGTAGAACTTGTAGTACCAGGTACATAAACAAGATTTTGTATTCCAACACTTGCACTTACATATGGCACAAATCCTGCTGCTGTTAAAACACCATCTGTATCAACAAAACGTATTTCACCACCTAGTGCATGTTGTATAATAACTTTGTTTTGTGGATCAACTGTTGCTGTAACATTGGTAATGTTTGCATCATTAATTGCACCTGCTAATATACCTGCATCACTTGCTGCTCCTGTATACGCACCGGTAACTGTGACTGCTGTTTCAAAAGCAGCACTACCATTATCTGTGGTTTGCACAGTAAAAGATTGTGATCCTGAACTAAATGTTCCAGTTACAATTTTTACACCTGTTACTGTTGTTGCACCAATAGCTCTTCTACGCTGTGGTCTTAGTGTTGCCAATGGACTGTCATCTCCAGCAACATTGCTTTCAACATACAAATCACCTTGAGATAAATTAGCACCACCGCCAACAATATCTAATTCATATAATGCTGTTTGATTGTTTGCGTGTATTGGAGCACTTATTGTTTCCCAAAGCTCTGAGCTTGCATTCCATTTTTTAATTGATATGCTAGCGCCAAGATTTGGTGTTGTTGTTTTTAGCCAAATACTTCCTGTTGGTCTTGCACTAATACTTGTTGGTATTGGAAGTCCAGGAGCACCACTAATTGTGTCTCCAATTTTCCATTCCGGAATACCTGTGTGCTTAGAAATTTGTAGCGCAGGTGGAAAATGTGTTCCTGATAAAATTCCTAGTTCGGTTAATCTATCTGCATCGCCTTTGATTTCAATTTCACCGCCTGTGGATGAATCACCGCTTGCTGATGCTGTTCCGTCACTGTAAATTTCAAGTTTTAAATCTACTGCTGCCGCAGTTACACCTGGAATAGTTAATCCGTTAATTGTGCTTGCAACATCAGTAACAGTATCTGAACTGTTAATAGTAACGCTTGTTCCATTTATGATAATTGCTGCTGTTGCATTGAATGTTGGGTTACTTGCAGTACCTTTGATTGTAGGCCAGCTCTTTGTCCACGGTTCACTTCCTACTAATACCCAAGTTCCTGATGTATTTCTGTACCAAATTTTTAAAATAGTAGATGTTGCAGTAATCGCATATGATCCAACAGAACCTATTGCGTTTGATGGACGTCCTGTTCCATCTGCCGCTGTACCGTCGATACCGTTAGTTGCTAAACTACTGTCTGACATTTCGGTTGTATCAGTAACTACATATGGCACTTTGTTTGTAAAGTTCTGACCACCGTTTACAACACTCTTACCATTCCATTCTTGGATTCCCCATAATGAATTGGCAGTGTCTAACCAATAAGTTCCATCTGCTGGATCAGCCGCAGGTGCTGTTGCACTTGCTTCGAGTTGACCTAGATCTACGTCAGCTCTGACTACCCAAGCTCTATTGGCAACACCTAGATATGAATAAGCAGCTTGTAAGCCGTATTCATTTAATTCGCCGCCGTGTATTGGATTGTTGTTATTGTCTACCTGGAAGATTGGATCTCCGAAGGTATCTGCTAAATCTCGTTGTGAAGTTAACAGGTAAGGTGTACCTGCATTCGCTGCTAGTGTTCCTGGTGCTGTGCCAGTTGCTGCAGCATTACTTTTGTTACTTTTAGTTGCAACAAAAATCATTGGAGTTGTACCCGGTTCAGCTGGGGTATAGAAACTTTCGTCTATTACGCTAACCTGTACGCCTGGTGATACTAGTGCCATTTGTTTATTCTCCTATAGTGGACATTATATTCGTTACTATTATTTAGCAAGAGATTTTAAAAAAGTACGATAAAACACCAAAGAAAAGGGGTCAAAAAGGTGAGGTAAATACAATATGAGACCATTATGTGTATGCGGGTTTAGGCCAGCAGCAGTAAACTATAAAAAAGGTAACAAAGTTTACTACCGAAAAAAATGTGAAAAGTGTTTGAAACACAACACAATAGGATTCGGTATACCTAAATGGAAACTAGCAGGTTACGAAAAAAAAGAATACTGTGAAAAATGTGCATACAAAAGCAAACACAGTGAACAATTTAATGTGTATCATATAGACGGAGATTTAACAAATTGTAGACCAACTAATCTAAAAACAGTTTGTGCTAACTGTCAGCGTATTCTTTATAAGGAAGGAGTTCGCTGGAAGCAAGGAGATCTTTTACCAGATTTTTAAGATCAAATAGGCTTCTGTCATTTGCTATAGTAGTGTCAATTTGAACATTTGCCCAAGCCCATTCAGATTTATGAACATCTTGGGGTTCCACGCCTAGATCTTGATACATTCTAAACCAAACAGGATCTGGGCCTCTACGTACACGCCAAACTTTACCGCCTATTTCTGAAATCATAGATGCTTCATTTTCAAATCTCACATCAGGAATAACAAAATTAGTATTTGGATTTTCTATAAGTTGTTTTTTGAGTAGACTTACCCATACACCATCGAAAAACCCGTTTCTCATGCAATCTGTTCCAAATTCCTGCAGAACTAATCTTGGTGTTATTTCGCGGCCTGTTTCTTTTGACCAAAATTCGTCTACTTGTTCGCGCCAGGCACGGCTTTCATCTGTGTCACCTTCTAGCATCTGTCTATTCCATCCAAATACTTGTGCTACACCATCTTTTAGTTTGTCTGCAAAAGAAACTTTTGAATAACCGTAATCGTTTACCAGAATATCAGCAACAGTACCTTTGCCGCTACCTATTAATCCACAAATACCTATAATCATAAGAAATCCTTCAAATAATATATAGTATATACAGATTAATTGCTGTTGTCAAGTACTTTTTGGTAGGCTTCTTCAAATCCATCTTCATGCAGATATGCTTCGTTATTGTTCCACATGCGTTTGAAATATCCTGGTGCTGATTCTAGTATTGTTTGCTCGCTTGCGCCAAAGTGACCTTTAACCATCCAAAAAAGCCTATGGGCTTCTTTGTGGCTAAACTCTGCCATTATCCTATAGTAAATCCATAGCCGGTGCCGCCTGTAACAGCAGTGCTTACTTCTTGTTCTAGTTTTTCCATTTCACTTTGTGCTTCTGCTTTGAGAGCATCACCATTCAATTGACCGCCTCCTTGTGGACCAGCAATAGTAGCAAATTTACTACGTGCTTCTCCAAGCATGTATTTGCAGGTAGCAACTGTGTAATCTTTGATCCATTGCTTTGCAAGATAATCATTAAGTAACTCTGAATCTGGTCTATAATTATAGCAATATAATAGTAAATCTTCTTCTGTTCTAGAACGCTGAAGAATAGTAAGTTTTTTTGTAGAAGTATTCCATTTAAATTCAATAAATGATCCAAACATTCTACCTACTAACTCCTGATATTGAGAGAAAAAGTCATAGGTTGCTAGTCCGCCCATATTGGAACTTGCTAACAAGTATGTGTTGGTATAGGCTAAGTTAAAAGGTTCAAACAGTGTACCTCCATCTCCACCACCTGTACGTGATCCAATGCTTCTACGAAATATTTTACGTACTTCTATAATTTCATTGGGTAGCGTGTATTCGTTTTGATCTATTACCGTAGGCATAAAGAAATAGCTTTCTTCTACACTATTATCACTTCTTTGACGAAATCTTGTAAGTGCTTTATTAAGTGCAGTTTCATAATGCCCAGGATCCAGTTCAACATCAATCATTCCACCACCTAGCATGTGATAGACATAGTCAAATATTTCCTGTTTTTGAGTTTTTAAAGTCGCCATATGAAAAGTTCTCCACAAGTATTTATCGTTCGATAAATATGTATATGCCAAGATTATCTTTATACAAACCAGAGAAAGGCAAAGACTACGAATTCATAGACAAACGTATCTATGAAATGTTCACTGTGGGTGGCACAGACGTTTTTGTTCACAAATATCTAGGACCAAAAAATCCTGATAGCGATACTGCAACAGCAGATCAGCCCCGTTATGATGCTGTAAAAGAAACAAACATACAGGATATGCTGTTTATGGAAAACAGAGATCGCAAGTATGATCCTGATATCTACAGTATGCGTGGAATTTATAATGTACAAGATATTGACTTCA